ACTTACTGTAATGGTGCCTTGATTTATTGCTGTTCCTGATGTAGTGAACGTAGGAGCGGGAGTACAACTAGACATAGGACTAACTGTTACTGGTCCACCGAGCCCTGTGTTAATAACTACACTGCCTGATGTTAGTGGTTGTGTGTTCCATTTTTGGTTCATCTATCTCGCCTTAAAATTCAAAATACTGTTGGAATGCCGCACTATCGTTAGCACTCTTAAGATCCCAATTCATTACACCTAGTACGTTTTGTATCTTCTTATCCAATACTGCTTCTTCCATTGCGTCTTCGTCGAACGGCATATCTTTAAACCATTGTGGAATCTGCATTTCATCTGTAGGATAAGCCATACTAGTATAGCCCATTGGGTTTGGCTTTAGTCTGCACACTACAACTTTACTACCGTCCATAATCTGTAAACTATAGTTGTCTCCGTTAGCAAATCGCATAGCATTGTAATTAATACTAGCTCTAACATGTCCAGGTATCATCTTGTTCTCGCCATCATCGGCGGCACCAGTCATACCAAACATAGTACTGCCAGTTGGCATACTGTTTTGTTGCTTACGAAGTTTGTCAGTGTACTTGGTTAAGTTGTTAACACGTTTAGGCATTCCTTTCCTCCAAGCATCTAACTCACCAAATGATTCTTTAAAGTCTTTAATCATTTGTATAACTTCTGGCTCTTGCTTTCCTTCAAGTGTATCGTCTAGTATCTCTTCTAGGAAGTCTTGTATGAACTCAGGTGTGTCTGAACGCTTAATGTCCATACCCATAATTTTAAGATAGCCACCTTCTGGTTGCCACCCTTCAATATCTAAACACTTGATTGCATACCGCTTCTTAGTAATAAAGATACCTGACTTACCAACTACCTCTCTACCTGCTTTAATAACGCTACCCATCTCTGTTGGACTATTAAAGTCTTGCTTCATAAAGTCTGGGAAGGTATCACTAACCTGGTCACTGATACGATCATACAAGCTGACAGCACTATCCATATCTAAATGCATATCATCAGGTAAGGCAGGCGTTGCCGTGAAGTACACTGAGTCAGTGTCTCCATAAATGATTGTGTCGCCTGTATGATCGTAACTTCCTGTGAGCAACTCATTCACTTTTGCTCCCATGTGGCGTGTGATACGCCTTCCGGTCAAAGTAGTACTCTGACCAATACGTTTATCAAAGAATCTACAGCCTGGGTTTAGGATCGCACCATACAAACTGTTCAAGTTAATCTTCTTAACTAACTGTCGCTTGTCATAGAATGCCTTCTCCGCCTCTGTAGTTGCTTCTTTCTTCTTTGCTTGTAATACTTGACGTTCAGTATACCAACGCTCTAGTAAGCCTGGTACAATGCCTAGTACGTCTGTTTTAAATATAGTTCCGTTAGCACTAATGCTCCAAGGTTGACCACTGTTGAATATTAAGTTGTACACATCACTGCCTGTTACTTCTGCAGTTGTGCCGTCTTCCATATCCAATGTCATTGTACGAGCATTGTCTTGCTCCATAACTAGTTCGTATTCGTTTGATCCGAACTTACCTAGCCAAGCATCTGCAAATGAACTCTTCTCTAATCTAATCTTTGCTTCAACTTCTTCATCAGTAAAGTCAGGACGCAACTGTCCAACGATAGTTTCGTTAGCCATATTCAATGCACGGAATACACTTGGGTACAGACTGTTAATATCCATACTGCCAATCCATTCGTGAAAGCCTTTCTTAGGTGTTGCCACAAAGGCACCAGCCGCCGCTGATCCTTTCTTACTACCACCTCGCTTTCTATCTGGCACTACCATGTCACGTCTGTGTGCTTCATTAATAATTGCTTGTTCAGTAGTTGCCACAGCACCCATTGTAGTATACAGTAGCACGGTGTTGTCATGTGCAATAGTATTAGCTAAGTCAATGAACTGTAGTTTCTTATCCATACGAGCAATAAGCATAACGTCTTGTATGTTATACTCTAAGAATCTACCAAAGTCATGATTGTATAGTCTGTCAAGCGATCCATCATAGACAACTTTCTTCTCACCTAGTTCAATCTCTCCGATAGCATCTAGCCTATAACTGTGTCGTTCCTCATAGTTGTACTTACGATATAGTTGTAAGTAGTCCAAGTGTACACGACCAATTAGGTCATAGCTCTGTCTCTCTGTACCAAAGTTCTCATACATTCTCTCCTTGGGTAACTGATTAAACAAACACATCTGCCTAGTAGCACTACGTCCTAGTATCTTAACGATCCTATTAATAGTGTAAGGGATATCATAACCCTCGCTGTTCCAACCGGACAATATGTCTGCATCATCAATCAAATGTAGGAATGTTCTAAGCATCTCTGCTTCGTCTTTAAATAGTATTACTTCTTTGTATGCACTAGCAATGTTCTCTGCCTGTTCCCATGTCAATGTCTTCGGTGGAACTGCAAGACATACCATAGTATCCATCCAGTCCATATAAAAGCCAATTGCTGTGATAGGCATGAGGGCATCTTCAGGCGTACTAAATCCGTTAACAGGATCAAAGTCTACCTCGATGTCAAAGAAACATGTATGTAGTTTAGGTGGATCAATATTGAGATAGTTCTTCTCTAGTGTTTTGTTAACAGGCTTAACATCAGTCTCATATAACTTACCAGTTGCTCTATTAATAGCAATGTTCTTCCTGAACTCTTTGAGACTTTTGCATCTAATCTCTGTGACTGGCTCATCATGAATACTACGCTTCTTGCCTTTAGGATCACTAAAATAAAAGTTGTACTCAGGCTGATGTGTGATAATCTTACGTTCGCCGTTCACTCGTTCGGCTACATAAATTTTATCTTTGGCTGTGTCGTGGAATGCATCGACGTAACTCATATTTGTTCTATCCTAGAAATTAAAGTGTTTTGCCGACAGTTTCCAGGATTGTTTCGAGTTCATCGAACTTATCTCTTTCATCTGTAAACTTAGCCTTATGAGCAACTTTAACTGCTTTCATAAGTACTCCAGCTTTAAGGTCCATTTCTTCTGCAATTGCTTTTACAGTTTCTCGTAACCCTTCGCTCAGTGCGTCTACTTCGTATAGGACTTGATCGCCCTCTTGGATAAGTTTCTTTAGTCTTGCTTGTTCTTCTGCGTTGAATGTTTTGTTAAATGCCATTTCTACCTCTTTGTTACTGTGTGTGTTGAATGTAGTAATATTTATTACTTATGCTCTTATTATACACTAAAAGCTGGTTATGTCAAGAACTATCTTTTAGATAAATACTAATAGTAGAATACATACAGTAAACAGAAGTTTTGTAGGAGAAACGAAAATGGCAGAAGATAAAGCAGAAGTAAGCATGACCCGTAAAGAGTATGATGCATTGAAGGCAAAAGCGGCAGGTGATGCTCCAGCTGGTGATGGTCCGACAGTTGATAATCGTGGATTTAAAACAGTCGAAGGAATGGAAGATATAGACACTAACGGAGATGGACATATCTCTAAAGGTGAAATGGATATGCACTTAGAATTCAAGAGAAAAGAATTAGAAGATGCAGATGCAATGAGAGATGCTCAACGTAAGATGGCTTGGTTCTCATTATTTGGCATGTTACTATACCCATTCGCAGTAGTTTTTGCCAGCTTGGCAGGACTAAGTGAAGCACAGTCAACACTAGGATCAATGGCACCAACATACTTTGTTGCAGTTGCCGGTATTGTTGCCGCATTCTTTGGTGCTCAGGCGTTTAGCAAAGGTAAATAATCATAATGGCATTTATAAAACACTTTACAAGAATGATTACTCGAGAAGAGTTATCCGACGAAGACGTTATCGAATACTTTGATATCGTGCAGAGTGTTGTTGCCACTAAATTATTAACTGCGTATGACCAAGAGAAAGAACAAGTAGGCATTGAAGTTATATCATACACAGACGAAGACAAGGAAGGAGAGTTATTCATATACGAAATAGTATTAGATGAAATGATCCTCCCTACAGAAGGTGATGAGATTAGTACTATCTTATTTGAAGAGTTTGAAGACATCACCTTTAGCTTCGAAGCCAGCATAGAGATTTAACATTGGCTAAAGACAAGCACGGAATTCCGTTTCACCCTGCGGAGTACGATCCAGACTATCCCAGAATAAAATGTATAGAATGTGGACTAATGAATAGTTGCACACATTTACCTATGGATGCTGAACCTTGGTACCCTAGGCTACCTATCTTACTTGAAGGTGGTAGTGTTCAAAGCATAGGAGAGATACAATTTCATCCTTACACAATACATTCGCTAAATGCAATAGCTAAATCTAAAATATCTCAAAGCAAGATAGTTATAGAAAACTTTATTGCTCCAGCACTATTAGAAAGTCTTAATGCTAACTGGCCCACAGAGTTTTTACCGCCAGAAGTTAAGGGAAGACTACAAGCAAACATAGACTGCAATCCTGCATTCCAGGAGCTACATGACTTAGTATTCAATCATGAGTACATTAGAATGGCTATAGCAGATAAGTTTGCAATACATCAAGAGCATGATTGCAATGTTTGGCTGTGGCAAGATACTAATCAATTCACAGTTAATGATGTACATGTTGATAGCGATGAGTTTGGTATTACATTTGGCATGTACTTGCCAGGAGAGGATCGAGTAACAGAGTTTGGTACACAGTTTTGGCAACCAAACGTATTTGAAACTGACTTAACTACAAGTTTAATAAGAGAGAACTGCACACTCATAGACCAACTACCATTCACTAATGGTACAGCATACTTTATACCTAGATCTGCAAAAGCATGGCATAGCAGTCCTATAATTAATAAAGACATCAGGAGGAAGCATGTATACGGATTTTATTCAGAATCTAAATAATACAATATATAAAGTAGAACAGTCCGAACTACTTACAGCACCCTGGCCCCATATGTTTGTTGCCGAACCTATCAACCAAAACTATCGCACGTTTCTAGAGTATGCAGATTCTGTTAATATAGTGCATGAACATGATGTTTACGGTTGCAGAGATGAATATGTATTAACTGCATTAGATATTTCTACATCAGACGTAAGACAATTCAACAAGTTAATGGAAAAACTATTTTTTGCTATTGCTAAGAAGTTTGGCGACGAAGTATCAGAAGCTCCAGTGCCTTGTGTCACGTTTTGGAAAGACACAGACAAGTTATTAATAAACGATATACATACAGATCAGTTCTTCGATCCTACATACTATACTATCAGTGCTATGATCTACCTGCCTAAAGATGACAGTCAAAGACGTTATGGTACTAAACTGTTTACTTACATAGGCGATGATATTCATACAGATGCTATGCAAGATGAAGGCATGACTCAGCCCCACATGGCACATAAAGACAAAGAACATAATTGGAAACACGAAGTTACTGTACCTTTCATGCCTAACACAATGTTTATAACAACCAACGCACAAGGCTCATGGCATCAGGCTCCGACTAATATCGCTCCAGGTGATGTAAGGGAAAGTGTTATGATTCGTTGGAAGTGCGAGTATTAACTACCGTTAATACGAGTATTAACTAGCAATAGCTCTGTCAGACATTCTACGCCAATTAGTTCCATCATTAAATACAACAGAAGCTCCACCCGTTTCGTCAGTACACAATGCAAGGTCTCCTGCACTTACTGAGCTAGGTAAACTTGATACTACATAGTTAGGTAGTTGTGGTAAGCCACTGCTGACTTGTAGATAGCCTGAGTCACTAAATGTAACGTTTGCTGTTGCAACATTACCCCAATCGCTAGTGAGTGTTGTGCTACCACTTATCAGTCCGTAGTCTGTTAATGCTCCAAATGATAATGCTGTAACTTTGTCTACGTTAGTAGTACTTGAAGCAGAGCCTTGCCAAACAAGAATACCAGTTGAACTATTGTATGAAAGTTCGTTGCCAGCAGTTGAGTTATCAGTTACACTAATTGCCGCTCTTGCTCTTGGATTAGTATAGTATAACTTACCTGATCCTTCTGGTAAACTATCTGTGCTAAGGTTACCAACTCTAGTGTCTACCCTAGCGTCAGTGTAATACAAGTTAGTTTCTTCTGTAACACTTGAACTCTTAAGTCCAGTTACAGTTGCATCAGTTACTGTGATACCAGTTGTAAATGTCTTTTGACCAGCAAATGATTCAACTCCACTGCTATGCATAATACTTGCATTAGCAATTTCAGTAGTAATCATTTGATCTATTCGACCTGTTGTAGCAAATTCGCTGTCGTCACTGTTCCAAGTTTCACCTTGAGTAACGTATGCCGCCGAGCCAAAGTCATCAACTGCTACTGCACCACCAAGTAGTAATGTACCACTTGCATTTGGCATAGTAATAGTTCTGTCTGCTGTTGGGTTTGTTGCTGTTAGAGTAGTTTCATAGTCGTCAGCTGAACTGCCTTCAAATACTAAACTCTCTTGTACATTTATCGTAGTAGAATCTATAGTAGTAGTCGTACCTTCAACTGTTAGATTACCGGAGACCGTTAAGTCACCAACATCTGTAGTAAGGATTTCGTTCCATGTAACTGAACCACCAGTTTTGGTTGCTATCTTAGTAAGTTCGTTTGACTTATCTAGCCAAATATCGCCTGTACTAACTTCATTTGCAACTGGTGTTGCTACTCCACCAAAGATTTTACCACCACGCTTACCTATTTGGTAATTTGTATTAGTAGTACCTTTGGCATTCATAAAGACTGCCATTATATTATACTCCGATCTGTTATTGTTAACAGTCTAGAAACCCTAAAGTTTCTAGTTCTAAGTTATAATACTATTTATCATCTGTATGAACATTAACTCTATTAATAAATGTCTCTTTGCATTTAGAGTACTTAGACACGTCATGTCCTTTAACATGTCCTACGAAGTTTATAGTGTTGCCTTCTGCTAGTGCAGTCCTTGGCTCAAATTCAGGTGAACGTCTGTATAAGTCATAAAAGAACTTAACTATGTTACCTTTGTCTGTGAGTACTGCAACCAATAAACTATTAGTTCGATTCATAAAACGTGACATTTTAACAACACCACTGAACTCTGACCTGGTCTTTATCTCACCTTCATATTCAGATGTCTTACGCAAACTTTGTTCTTCCTCTGCCCAAACATCATGCTTGGTATTGTTTCTATACACGTTAGGTAACGATCCAACAATAGGAAGCCTATCATCTCTACCTCGTAGATTGATGTCAACTGCTTTAATAAGATCAGTAATCTTCTTCTCATACTCACTCAGTTCACGTTGCATAGCCTTAAACACTAATCCTTCGAAGTATTCAACGATTAAGTCTGCTGTAACATAGTCCTGGTCCGTAACGGAACCAACTACTGAAGTCTTAGGGTCCTTTAACGAATGGATTAATAGGCTGAAGTTGGGTTTTATAGAGCCTGTTGCTTCATGCGATTTGATGTACTTATACCCTTGGTATCTGTCAACAGCAACGGCATGAGCAATAACTTCTTTTCCTGTGTATAATCGCATAGTAGTTTCCTTATCTAATATATTGAATAGGTTTGTTTTGAGTCTCGTTAATTAGGATATTGTAAATATGTTCCCAATTTTTAACAACGATAGCATTCAATACTTCGCTATCCATGTTATGACCATGTTCCATTAAAATAGATTTAAAGCCTACTTTAGTACCAGCATCTGCATTCAGTGGCTTGTCTTCAATCCAATAGCAGTCTTTGTACTTGGCATATCCTGCCAACTCTGTCAATGCATCATCTTTATCAGCACCAGTGTCTAAACAAATAACTCTTTCAAATGCATCGCCCATTAACTTCTTGAGGTTTCTTTCCCTTAGGTATTTCGCATAAGGATCTAGGCTCAGGCTTGTTAAAGCAATAAACTTGTAACGATGTTTCTCATGGAGTAAATTAATATACCATTGGGCATCTCTTAATGGAGGCAAAAAGCCTATTGCGGCACTCTCATTAAATTGCTTAATAAGTTTATGTCCAGCATTTCTGCTCATGCCGTACCTGTCTCCAATGCTGTAAATGAACTGAGCTCCTTCTACTTTCTCGTGTCCATGATGCTCCATCCAAATGCTGAAGCCTTCTTCCCAATCTAAGACAACGCCATCGATGTCTGTTATAATATACTTAGTTCCCATCTACTACCTCTGGAATAATTCCACCCTCTTCTAAAAATTCTAATTCGCTTTGAACAGTTGCTATATACTTGTCGCTGGCTTCAACGGTAAATCCGTTATCCAACTTCACAGAATAATTATCAACTACCTTTACCACACGATAATAATCATTTGCTCCGTGCAATCTAATGTAATCACCTACAAAAATAACCATTAGTCTAACCTCGATCCTGAATAAATTGGAGTATCTGGAAGATACTTTATAACAGTAGCCACATACGCATTGACACCACACTCCTTAGCACTCATGTCCTGAGTGTAATTACCCGATGGGTTCCAAAGACTGTAACCACCGTTGTAACTTTTATCAAAGCCTTGAGCAATAAAACTCTTACCAATTTTAGTGTTACCTTTAACTCTTGCATCAACCCAAGCAAATCCACAATTCATAGGATGTTCTCCGTGAATTAAAATGTACTGCTGAGTTGCCAATTGAGCATTCGCTACCGCTTCGTTATGAATTTCTGTAGTTAACATTATGCTACCTCTAATGATTTAGTTTGAATTTGTGCAAAGCCCATACCATCTACAATGCTGAACTCACCAGTTGAAGTGTCTTCAACAATGTCGCCAACACTTAGTGAATGCATGTCTCTAAAAGTTACAACCTCACCGCTCTTACGAGTAACTGTCTTCATAGTAAAACCACTAACAAAAGCATCAAACGTTTCGTCTGTGTCAGTGTCTTCGTTGTAGTAGTAACCATTTAGGATTTTGAATACTTCTTCTAATTCGCTATTAACTGGACCTTCAAAGTTAGCAACTTCACATACCTTAGTGTAATGCTCAAACATATCAGTAGTAAATCCTTCTGAACCTTTATGCATTACTTCCATATGAGCATTGTACTCTGGGTACTTTTCAGAAGTCTTTGTGTGTCCGCCTTCTGGACCGTTAACAAAGTTGTATACTTCTTCGCTTAGTTTGATTTGGTAAATGTTGTACATATTGCTTTCCCTTATTGCTTAATATACAACTATTATACTAGGTTTCGGGGGCAGAGTCAACCTTTTTTACCAGTTTTTTTGGTATATTTTAGGGTGCTAAGTGCTTGATTTGAGTGCTTTTTTAATAGCTCGGTCGCTTCGGATTACATGTTTTGCCATGTTTCTGCTACCGGTCATGAAGTTTTGTACTAATTCTTCGCTTGTTATTACTTTACATTGGACTACTTGCTCTACTATATCATAGCCTTTACCGTTGTCTTCCATGCAATCCATGATCATTTCAGCGGCATCCATTGTGTCTATCATACGGTCTGGATTAAGTCCCATGCCTACTGATCTGGTCAGTAAGGGAGAGTTAACGAAACTAAAGCTGATGTTGAACATTCGTATTTGGTGTTCAATTCCATCTCTGAAACTGTTAACGATAATGAACTGAGCTTGTTCAAACTTATCGTCTCCGTAAGTACTCCATTGTGGCTCTACATTTACATTGGGTTGGTACCCTGCAATAGAACCTATATTAATAATTGTTTTTGGTTTGCCTTTCCACTCTTCGAATAGTGTGGTCAGTATTTTAGTTTGTACACCAGGATAGTATGCATTGTTTATAAACACATCAGGATCAAACTTAATTAACTCTGCTATGATATCATCACCGTCATTGGTAGCAATGTTCCAGCCGTTACTCTTAGAGTAACCTCTAACATCATTAACACCATCTAACGTAAGGTCAGACATGTCATGGACTGCCTGTCCTATTCCACTAGTATGTCCTGTGATTGCTATCTTAGTCAAAGTGTTTTCCTAGTACATCATCTACTTTCTTTTTAGTCAGTTGTTCTACGTTGTTAACATCGACTACAATAGTAATCTGTTTAACATTAGTAAAAGCCTGGATCATCGTCGCCCAAGTTTTGTTAGGGGCAGTCGGTAATGGATCTTTGAGTTCCGTATGATCCAGCTTTGCCTGTGTTCCATCGATAAATTCTAAAACTACCTGATCAATCATTTCAACAGGTATCTCCGTAGGAAAGACTTCCTTGAGTAACGACTCAAATTTCTTGTTCTTACTATGCTTCGCAACCAATAATATCTTAATGTCGTGAGCTGACACGCTTTCTCCTTTAACCCTACAGTTATGTTTTAGAACTGGTACTATACTGTATCAGTTTTTGGCGGACGACCTGGGCCTCTTTTAGGCTTCAGTTCTGGTGCCATTTCGTATGCCTGTGCCAATTTGGCTTGAGCATCACTCAACATTGCATTCGCGTCTGCTTCAATAAGTTCTGACTGTGCAATTAAACCTTTTGCAATCCCTTCAGGACTATTGTCTGCTTCAACAGGTGCATCTACATTAGCCACTTGCGATTCCGCAATTGGGTTCATAGCCGCTTCTGTTTTTAACGCTGGGTTACTACCTGCTGTAATATTACTTAACTGCTTATTAATTTCAGCAAGTTCAACTTGTTGGTTAGGTAGTGGAGTTAACTTTACCATATTGACTGGTACTTTTAACAATTTCTTTCTACCATGTAGTGCTTCAAGCATGTTCTCGCCATCGCTTAATCTACGTCTAAAGAATACTTCACTGATTTCATTTGAGTTCTGACCTTCAGGACTATCTACAACAGACATAACGTCATCATGTAGTGATCCTTCTAGACCATCACTTATACAAATAAGTGCTGATTCTGTTTCTTCCGGTAGTGCTCTAAATACTACTACGCAAGGTTTCTCGCCGTATACTCCGACGTGTTTCATCATTGTTGCCATGTTATTCTCCTGCAGGTGCTTCTGCTGGTGCTTCTGCGCCAGTTCCGTCTGCTGTTTCCTGTTGTGCGGCATCTTGAGCATCTTTAACTGATCCTAAGAATTTTGTTAATTTATTAAACAATGCGCCGACTGGTTCTAATTCTCCGCCTCTGAATGCACCTCTTGTAGATGCGAGGTCAATAATTTGTGCCAAGCTGTTTAAGTCAACTAGTGAAATACTTTCCACTACTGCTTCATCGCCTGCGTTTACTTCTGGGTTAGCTGTTGCTGTTTGCTCAACTACTTCTTCAGCTACCTTACTTTCTGCTTTTGCCATTTTTACTGCTCCTATTTGTGTATGTAATAATGTTTGTACAGCAATATTTATAGATAAGTGAGTATTTAATTACGATTAATTGGTTAGTTTTTATACCTTTCTTACCACAATGATACCATAGCGGTCCATTACAGTATGTTCGCACCCAATTCTCTCTATAACTTTGTTCACAATGTCTATCATTATGTTACTGTTACCACAAACTATTGTTAATGGTACGTTGGTTTGATTTACTAGTATAAAGTTTTCGACCGTAAGGTCTGCTTCGGCATGACGGACGCCATGTAGGTCAAGCTTCATCTTCAAATGATACGAAGTCTTGTACAACTCCGCTATCGTCTATGACAACTCCACTAACAAATCCACCCTTACCAGCACCTGTGTCTGTAAATATCACAGTACCACCTTGCTCGTTTTCACTAACTACAACTTTGTTTATGTTTGAATCAAACGCAGGCTCTTCCTGAAATGGACTTCTATCGTGTCCGACTATAACAGTTTTGCCTTTAGGTATTGATCCAGTCCAGCCGTAGCTTCTGTGTGGGTATAGTTGTCCGAATCTTTCTATGAATGGCAAGTTCTTATCTATCTCACCGAACATAAATGTCTTCCTAACTTTCTTGTTATCAACACCTTCCCAAAACTCTCCACTAAATCCTGCGTGAGTAATGAAAGTGTCTCCAATTGAAACGAAAGAAGTCATTTTGTTATACAATTCAGTCCAGGCAGTTAATACTTCAGGGTCTTCTAATGCATCAACCGTACCTTGCTGGTTCTCACCAATAACTACATCGTTACCTTTAGTGTACCTATGTATTTTGTTATCGTGATTGCCTTCTATGAATTGTGCGTTGGGTAATGAGTTAGCAAGTTTGATAACTTCAGCTGGGTTAGAACCATAGTCAACTAAATCGCCAACAAATATCAAGTCCAAGTCCTTACTCGTAGCAAAATCGACGACTGCTGTCATCTGCTCGATCTCGTTATGTATGTCTCCTACGACTAAAAATCCCACTGTATATATCCCCTTAACCTCTTACTTTATATAACTATTATAGCAAATTCCATGGTGGATGTCAAGTGTTATTTATACGATTCTAGGGTGCCTTCTCGCACTAAATCAGTGCTTACACAATGCGGTCCACCAGCTAATGTCCTCATATGGCGCATCTGTACTGGAACTGGAGTTATCCCATGCTTCTCCATTGCACTCATTAAGTGCGTTTCTTCGCTTGGTACGATAACCGTGTTAGGATCAATGCTTAATGTGTTCATACCTATCCATTCACTTGCTGGAGCATAGTCTTCTAAGCATGGCTGTCCAACACACATCTCTTCTGTGTACCAGATCTTATCCCATGTTTTGAATAGCTCAGGGACTTTATCCTTGTCTACTCTACTAGCATTTAACACTACAAGCCCAGGACGTAACGGCATAATAGTACTGTCTACATGAGCCCAGCTATAAAGATCGTGCATCATATGAACTTTAAATGCGTCTCCGAGTGTGTTCTGTAGCCATTTAGCACCTTGCTCGTTACCTGTATTAGATATCAAATACAGTATGTCGTACCCACATCTAATCAAGTTAGCAGGATCTAAGATAGGCTCGTTGTTATTTACACTTGGGTCTCTGCCTGGCTGTAACTTATACAAGTCATCTTGTAGCATGGGCTTAGGCATTGGAAGCCATCTAGCACCTTGCATACTCTTCTCTTTGAATAGTTTGTTGAACAAGAATGTCTCATGGTACCTTGCTCGTAAACTCATAGCACCTTCTATTATAGTATCACCTATAACAGTTACACTATCGCGTGGACAGTATGCTTCGTATTGTGTTGATTCCCATAAGCCATTGCTCACAGTACTAGCGAAGTCTATGACGCTTGTATCAGGTCTGTGAACCTTAACGTCTGCTTGTTCTAGTACAGTAACTAATGCATCTAAGTCCTCTTCTGCCTCTTCGTATACATGCTCAGGGTATCGTCCCTTGGGCAGTTGTGCATACTCTTCTGGAGTTAAGTTAGCATAGTTAGTAGCATGGTGGCTCAAATCATTATCAGGTATGTTGGCATCTATTGCCGTTCCGATTATAATTTCTTTTAAGGTGTCCCACTCGTTGCAGGACCATATTGGTTTAGGAATGCTCATACCCAATATTTATACCTTGTATTGTTGGAGCAGGGTCTGATCCTGGTTCCACATACTGCTTGGCTAGTATGATGTCTCCGACACTTGATAGGTATAATAGGTAACCATCTTGATAAGGTACAGCACACCATGTCCCGGTGGCGTGGGCATCTAATAAATCTAATACTTCTTTGCAGTCAGTAAACCATTTATTAGTTAACATCTTCTCTGCCAACTCTGTGCCTCTCAATAATACAAACTCGTCTTGAGTTAGCCTATGGAACTTTGTAAACTTATATACTGATGTCATGCTACTTCATCTCTATTGTAAGGTACAGTTATGCCGAAAGGTGCAACAGGTGTCTGCCCGCCATAGCCTCCGCCATGCACAATAAACAATGTATCACAGTAGTTCTCATCGCCCCAACTGTTCCAAGGGTAACCATCTGTAAACATTACGAACTTCTTAGGCACTATGCCTTCTTCTTTGAACCAATCGAAACAACAATCAAAGTCAGTACCGCCACCGCCGCCTGGCTCGTACTCCATAAACTCTTCCATGTTATGCTCAGTGAACACTTGTGGATTATGTACTTCAGTATCAAAGCAGAACAAGTGTATACGGAAGTCGCTGTATTGATCCATAACACCTTTTGTTTCGCTAAGGATATCTCTAAGCATCTCATCGCTCATTGATCCTGATGTGTCAATACCAACTGCGATATCTATAGTCTCTTCTCTGTCCATGCCTGGCAACCAAATGCCACTGTCCATTCCTTTACGTGAACACTGATTGTAACTATAGTCACTTCTCATTACACTTTGGATTTGCTGTGGTAGTAACTCTTTCCAACTAAGTTGTGGATTAATTAGATCATCTACAAGACGTTTAATGCCACTAGGTAAGTTACCAGCGCCAGCCGAACGTGCCGCCTGTACCGTAGCATTCTTAAATGCTTCTTTAATACTACGTTTTTCGTCTTCTGTATATCTTACTGGACCTTTGGTTCCGTCATTAACGTTACCTTCCATACCTGGACCACTACCTTCGTCTTCACCATCTTCCATATCTAAGTGAACATCAAGTGTAGTTCCATCTTCAAAATCTTTGCCGTCTTCTTCCATTTGCTTGAACAAGTCAGCATATACTTCTTCACTCATCCAGTTACGATACTTGTAATCAAACAGTATCTCAACTAGTGTAATTCTCTCACCAATGTTACCTTCTACTAAATCCATGTTTACTACATAGTCATTAGCAATGTTCCAAAGCATTGGATTACGGTCACCTCGTCTACCAAAGTGATCGTAAACACAATGCTCTACTTCGTGTCCCCAAAGGAAAACTAAGTTTGGAATAGTTAGTGCTGATATAAAATCTTTATTGTAGTAGAAGTACTTGCCGTCTGTTGCGGCAGTTGGACACCATTCACTAGCGTCTTTAAATTCTAAACGACATGCTAAGTTTCCGTAGAACGGACATTGTAGTAACATGTTAATACGAGTTGATATAAGTCTATCTTCAACTTCTTTATCTGTGAGCTTGGATTCAGGAATAGTAGCAATAGCCTTGTGAGCTGTATCGCTTGGTGTTCCTGTTATCTTTGGTCCTTTCACTGCTAATGTATCTGTTTTAAATGACATAAAAACCTCCTACAATTTCTACTTAATATACAACTATTATACTACCAAAGTACCCCATAGTCAACCTTTTAATCAAAAAAAACCCCGCCTTGTGAGCAGGGTAAAACTTTTTGCTGTTAGGTTGTAGGAGTAACGTACGGTACGAGTATAACCAAGTACCGTTGTAGGATACAGCAACAGTTTTTTTTGTCCTATACCGTAGCGGGGAACAAGTACTTCCAGTACCGTTCCTTAAACTCCTTCTTGCCTTGGAGTTTTCTAGGCTTAATATCTATGTCGTGGTCACTAAGAACACTCTTAGCACTAAAGATAACCAACTCAGGTTCAAAGTTCTCCATTATAAAGTCAAAGAAGTAATCAACACCTTTGTCAAATGCCGCTTCGTCGTCCGCTTTATTAAGAGCGGCTAGTTCGTAGCATAATCCAATTGCGAATGAGTACTGAGCTGACTTCTCTTTTACCTTAAGGGTCTTAACTTTACCAGTTAATACATCTTCTGGGTTAGGTAGCTTTGAAGCAACCTTTCTATGTTCACAAAACTTAATAGCCATGCCTTCTCCAACTGCTCCAGCAATTTCTGCCTTCTGCTCAAAGTCAGGAGCGAACTCAAACCCTTCAGTTTCTAGTATTTCGCTTACGAAAGACCAACTACGTGGTGTAGCAAATGACTGACTTGATGTCTTAGGATCAAAGTCAAATAAATCTGCTTTACTGTATGTTAAGTACCCAACAACATCTTGGTGTATCTTATTATTAACAGCCCAAACACTCCAATCTTCGAAGTTAATGTCCATGTTAATATGACGGAATCTGTTTGCTAACGGACTAGGCATTCTATAAGTAACACCTCTATCAGTCTCTCTGTTACCAGCCGCTACAATTCTTACATTGCTTGGCATAACGTACTGACCAATTCGACCATTAAGGACTAACTGGTATGCCGCCGCTTGTACACTTGGAGGAGCTGAGTTCAACTCATCTAAGAACAATACAATCGTGTCGTACAGTTCTGACTGCTCCATGCTAGGAAGGTCTGCCGGTGGCGCCCACTCCATTTGATTTGTTTCTGCATTACGGAACGGATAACCTCTAAGGTCAGTTGGCTCCATTAATGCTAGACGCATATCAATCATTAAATTGTTACCGGGCATGTCCTTTACAATACCCTCTATTAGTTCAGATTTACCAATTCCTGGTGCACCCCACATGAATATTGGTCTCTTCGCCAAAAAGGCTCTGTTTACAATGTTCTTTGTCTGACTGGGTCTTACTGTTAATGTTTCCATATATTACTCCTACGAAATGTATGTTTGTTTTCTCAACCTATGCATATATTATACTAAAATCCGGTACCAATGTCAACCTTTTTCTGGAGCAAACTCCAAAAATATCTCTTTTAACTTGATTTCTAGGGCCTGAAGCTGGTTTAGGTCTAGGTCTGTGGTGAAATTATGCATGGTGTATTCAATTGCTTTCGCATAGTGAAAACATGCTTCGTATGAATCGTCGATATCTGACATTCTGGTGTGTAACTCTTCAGGGCTAAAACTCTCAATAGTAATTTCGTAATGAGTGTCGTTGTCCGCCTTCTTTGGTTTTGAAGGAAACTTTACTACGTTGTCTATTGGCTCGTTACCGTCGCCGTCTTTGTCTTTAGTCATGCGTATAGTATACGACTATTTCTGCTTGATGTCAAGTTTTATCCAAAAAAAAGCACACCTAAGTGTGCTTTTAATTTGTTTCTCTATCTACTTCTTATGTAAAGAACTGATATTCAACAGTCGCCGTTACCGCACCAGCAGTTGGTACGGAAGCTGTTGTTCCGTCTGACTGCTTGAATGAACAACTAATAGTTGCTCCGCCGGCTATAGTTTCTGCGCCTAAATCAACAACATAAAGACCAGTAACAGTTGGATCATTTTGAACCACTGCCATTAAGTCATTACTTCCGTCGTTAACAACAATACCATCAACGCCGTTACCAGTAAAACCAGTAGCAACTTTAAGAGTAAGTTTTGATCCAGTATAAGTTCTACCAGATGTGTTAGGCATAACGCCAATGTTGAATGAACTTGCTGAAGAGTTAGCTGTAAAGGAAGCTCTTAAGACAGTATCATCTACTGCGGCTACTTGTGAATCAACATAATCCTTAACAGCACCTGAGGTAGGAACAATAGTGTCACTATCTGTAAGTGTAGTTTGGAAGGATGCTATTGTAATTGCTCCATCGCTTAAACTTGCGAATGTAACAGTTCCAGAAGCTAATACGTCACTAACTTTAATACCTGCATCTGCAAGTGTTAAGTCGCCAGTGGCTGTACCTGTTGCTGTAGTTGTTGCAAAAGCAAATTTGTCTTCGCTCTCGTCCCAACCCATAAAGCCGTTATCACCAGTACTACCACGTTCTAGTACAATACCAATATCACTACTGTTTCCGCCAGCTAGTCCTGATTGTAATTCAATCAATGTATCTGAGATTGTAGTGTTAGTTGATGAAACACTTGTTGTAGTACCGTTAACAGTTAAGTTACCGGATAATACTAAGTCAACTGCACCAATACTAGTTGCGCCTGTTATAGCACCACTATTAACACTAAACGTGCCATCTGTTACTGTTGTACCTGTTACTGTTGTTGCACCCAAAGATGTTAAACCAGTTACGTTAGAATCTAGATTAACTGTCAATGTGTCAGTTGCACTAGCTACTGTAGTAATATTAGTTCCACCTGCTATGTCAACTGTGTCTCCACCGTTAACAGTTTGAGTTCCAGTATCACCTGTAAGTGTCCAAGCAGTACTAATAGCGGCTGTTGAAGCCGATGTCAATCTACCTTGTGCATCTACTGTAATAACAGGAATAGCAGTTGTACTACCATATGATCCTGCGGTTACTGCCGTAGCGTCTAAACTAACTGTTACGCCGTTACCAGCACCAGCAGTTGAAAGACCTGTACCACCTGCAATAGTTAATGTTTCACTATCTAAGTCTATACTTAAAGCACCACCGCTGTCTGCTGTGAAGTCTAAGTCTGAAGCCGAAACTGCTGTGGCTATAGCCGCATCAGTATATGCTTTAACAGATTGTTGTGAAGGTACTAAAGTTGCACTGTTCGTTGCAAAGTTATCTTCGTCAAGTACGAAAGCGGCAATAGTTGCTACTGTTCCTGCTTGACCACTTGTTGCTTGGTTACCTGCGGCATTAACACCTGGCAAGTTAATATCTGCAGAACCGTCAAACGATACTCCACCTATTGCTCTTGCGGTTGCTAATGTTGTTGCATCAGCGGCTAATGTTGCCAATGAAGCTGTACCAGTTACGTCACCAGTTAAGTTACCAGCGAATGTTGCCGCTGTCATTGTACCACTTACTGTTGGTGAGTTAACTAATCCAACAGTAATAGCGTTGTCGCTAACTGTTGTTTCAATTTCATTTGCTGTACCATTAAAGTTTAATGTGTCTGTTCCAACTGTAACTCCGTCATCTGAACCACTGTCTGCGCCAACACTTAGTACTGTACTAATAGCACCTACTGTAGCGTCGACGTATGCTTTAGTTGATTCTGCTGAAGCTACGTTAGTTGCCGAAGCACCTGCCATAGAATCTGAATCAATTACGTGACTTGCAATACTTGTTACAGTTCCAGCACTTCCTGATGTATCACCAGTTACGTTACCAATTACTGCACCAGTATGTGTTCCTTCTGTATTTGCTTTCAAAGAAGCTACAGCATAACCTGTTGCCGCTTTGTCTACTACGTTACCTGAGATAGTTTCCTGTGAGCTAGTGAACAAGTGGTATTTACCATCGTTCGCATCTCTGAATAAACCAGTTGCTAAATCATTTGATCCGTCGTTGAACTTACCAAAGAAACCAATATCAACTGCGTCTGAAGAGTTACCAGTAGCATAAGCAACTAGTGAATCTTCTACAGCCATGTTTGTTACGTTAACGTCTGTTCTAGTACCAGAAACAGTTAAGTTTCCAGAAACAGTTAAGTTACCGCCAATAGTTGGGTTAGCAACCAATCCAACTTGGATTTGATTTGCTGTAACTATTGTGTCGATTTCGTTTGTTGTACCTAATATAGAAAGTGTTTCTCCACCGTCTAATGCGTTAGCAGTTCCAGTGTCAGCCGCAATATTAAATGATGTTGCGATTGAAGCCGTTGATACTGCTGTTACTAATCCCTTAGCATTAACTGTGATAACTGGAATAGAAGTAGTACTACCTGCTGTTCCTACGTCACTGTTAACTGTTGCTAAAGTTGCCGCGCCTGTTACTGCACCAGTACCATCAAACGCCGCTGATGTCCATGCAATATCGCCAGTTGCGGATACTGTTCTTCCAGTTGTTAACGATGCCGCTGATCCTGTTGTATTCTGAGAACCAACTGCGTTAACGCCTGGCAAGTTGATTGCCGCAGAACCATTAAATGATACTCCACCAATTGTTCTTGCTGTTGCTAATGTTGTGGCTGTTGATGCGTTGCCAACTAATGCGCCAGTAATATTTCCTGATGCATTGATAGTACTGAAACTACCTGCCGCCGCCGCGTTTGCGCCGATTACTGTTCCGTCAATAGCACCACCGTCGATGTCTACTGCTGTGTTTGCCTGGGTTGCTACGTTGCCTAATCCCAATGCTGTTCTACCAGCCGCCGCATCTGCACTACCTAATAGTGAAATACCTGTTGCTGATATATCTGTTTGACCAAATGTGTCGGTGCCTGTAGTGTAAAGAATTTTGCCAGTTGCAACAGTTGTTAATCCTGTTCCGCCTTTAGCAACTGATATTGCCGTTCCTGCCCACGTACCCGCCAGTACGGTTGCAAATTCAATATCTTCTAAACTACTACCAGAATCTTTAACTTGGAATTTGTTATTGGATTTGTCATATACCATGAACCCTCCGCCCTTACCAAATTGAATATCTGCGGCTACACCTTTGATACCAAAGTTTTTAATGTTCGCCATTTGTGTTACTCCTTAAGGATGACTTGTTTAATAAATCATTTTTTATCTATAGATCGCACCGTAATCATAATAGTTCTGATTACAATACTAGTTGTATTTATCGTTCAAATAAGTTTTTAGTGAGTTACTGGAAGGATTATTAGACGTAAGTTACAGTTACTACAAAGTCGCCTGCAGTACTTGTTCTATGGGATATTCTAGCCTTAAGACTAAGGTCAACTGTCTGTGTTGAAGGGTATAAATAGTTTGGATTAGCAGTATATGTACCAGCTAATGATAAGTCACTCTCATCACCAGTCATAAACTGATCTAAGTCACTTGCTGTGCCAACATCAACTGTAGGTTCAGTAGCGCCAGTATAATTACTTAATGCAGTATTAACTTCAACACTAACATCTACAATTCTAGCACCAGGAGATATGTTTGCTAAGTTTACAGTTTCAACTCCGCCAAAGCCTCCGCCAGGTGCAGTATAGTTGAAACTAATAGTTTGGGCATCAGTTGCCGCACTATCCTGGTTACCAACTTCTGTCCATGCACTGCCATCATATATAAACAGACCCCATTCGCCATCACCAGCATCAGTAACATAAGCCATGTCGCCACCTTGTGGTGTTAATGAGTTACGAGCCGCCACGTTAGCAACGATAGTAATACCACCACTTCTAACACCATGCTCAATGTATAGTCCTAATGGATATTGTCCATTGTGTGTACTATAAATGGCTAAGTCTTCTGCAGGAGTTCCCACAGTATTTTCTATATCAATTGGTCCACCGTCTGCTCTAGATAAGAGCATAAAACTTCCTGTTGTAGCACTAGTAGTTAACGGCAAACCAGTAACACTACTTGCTCCAGCAAATGGATTTCCATTAGCATCTGCAGTGGTGTTAGTAATAGTAACAGCATTACCATTGGCTTCGCTTAATTTTAATTGTCCAGTACCTAATACTGTAACAGATAAGTTTGCAATGCCTAATGCGGAAATTGTGTTTTTAATATCAGTAGCACTTGCAATACCGGCTCCGTATACTCCAGCACCATGTACTGCTGTGCTTTGAGTTATAGTTTGGTCGCCACTTCCTGTGCTAATTGTACCTGCAAAAGGAATGTATCCACCTAGTAATCCGTAATTATATGTACTAGTATCACTAGTTACTGTTGTAGGCTCTGCCTGGGTACTAGCTATTACATAAGTGTTAGCCGTTGCGTTGATGTTAGATACAACAGATGCAACTGTTGTACCAGTAAAGGTTACGTTGGCTCCGTTGATCTCAATTTTATCTCCTACTGTAGCAGTGGGTGATGCATTTGTGCTAGTAACTGTTGATGCAACAGAGTTTTTAAGTTTTAAGAATATAACTTTACCAGTATCGGTTGTAGTTAAGTCTCCGTCGGTGTCTGCATATATGTAGTTACCAACTGTTCCTGGCAATGCAGGATTGAAATCTATAATTCTATTTTGTGGCATTACTGCAAATTGATTCGGGCCAGGTCCAACAACACTGACTACACCAATCGTTCTTGACATAGTAACCGCATTTGCCTTAGCATAGGCTCCAGCTTCAGTGACAACAATTACATCGCCTCTAGAGAACCCATGAGCAGTCTTTTCCAATCTAAAGTTTTCAGCAGGATTAAAGTATTCAAACCTACTAGTTACGTTTGGATAAAAGTCTGTACTAACAACACTGGCAGGCAACGGGTCAATAATAGGCTTACCGTTTTCATTAAGCGTAAATAGTAATGCTGTACCTGGTACGGAAAAAATCGGACTACCAGCCGAACTTCTAAATGTATTGTATCTCAATACATCTTCTACAATGCAAGTAACGGTAGTTGCTGTCTTGGCACTTACACTGATAATCTGCATACACTTGCCGTCTTGTGAGCCAGCAATCCAATCGCCAACTGCTACGTCAAGTCCATTATATTTTTTGTGTGCTCTAGTCTTATGTGAACCATGTGCATATTCTGTAACAGTCATTACCAATACATATTGATAAAACTTAGGACTTGCACTTGAACTCCACCACGGATCGCCTGCGCCATCATCATGGGGCCAATACTTTTCACCAGTTGCACTAGTAACACTTAGTTGTAGTACTTTTGCTGGTTTGTATATATCTAGTGTTGAAGTTGAATTTTTGTTAATTACGTCTGCCATCTTAACTTCCCATCGTAAAGTAAATCCAAGCATGACTGGATTGTCCAAAGCCACTGCTCGAGCCTGTTTCAGAACGTGTCAAACTCATTGTAATTAAGTTTGATCCTAATGATCCATGTGGAGTGCCGGAGCCATCCATTTTTAATGTGGTGTTAACTAAGTTTTGTATCATGCTTTTTATGTTATATTCACTTGTTGATTGGGAATAACCATAAGCAGTAATTCCTAATGGAGGTCTGTTATAGTTATTGTTAAAATGTAATGTTAATTCACAGGCATTACTTGCCGCATTAGATACTGTAACTGTTCCCATCTTACTACTCTTATCACTAATACCGCCAGTGCCTTGAGTTGTATCAATGGCTCCTGCTGATGTATAATATATTTTAAAGTATTCGTAACTTGTACCACTGCCGCCTCCGCCTCCGGAGATTGCTTGTTCAGTTACACTTGTTATTCTACCTTGTTGGTCAACTGTAATACGTGGACTGTTTGTTGAGCTTCCGTAAATACCTGCTGTAACGGCTGTATCGGTTAAACCAATTACGCCTGAAGCGTATGAGATCTGCGAACCAGTTCCTTGTATGTGAGAATCAACATCGGAGTCTCCATAACTGCCACCGCCACTGTTTGCTACCCAGGCATAGTCTGATCCATTCCAAGAAAGAACATGTCCAGTTGTTGGTCCAGCTTGGTTAAGGTGCGTATCAACTGATGCGTTAGTATAACTACTACCGCCTAGGCTACTTACGTCTATAGTGTTACCACCAGTAATTGATAAGTTTGTTCCGCTTAATGATAATGTCTGTGCATCAGTATCTGTTTTTGTATATGGTGCCAACATAGTAGTTAAATCTACTGTGTCGTTGTTACCACTAATAGTAATAACATTACCTGAAGCACTTAATGTTTGGTCTACTGCGCCTGCGGCTCCGTCTGAACCTGCGGCACCTGCCGCTCCAGCGGCTCCAGTAGCACCTCTAACACTTCCCATATCTTGTACAGAAGCATTTGAGTAAGTTAATACTAAGTTGTCGCCACTTAGAGCAACAGTTGTAATTCCGTTTCCAACGGCTCCAGTAGCACCTGTAACACTACCACTAACTACTGTAGTACTTGAATCACTATGAGTAAGTGTTAATGTAGAACCTGCTACAGCGGCACTTGATATAAATTTGCCGTCTGTTCCGTCTGTTCCGTTTGTTCCGTTCGAGCCTGCGGCTCCTGTA